GCCATAAGATGGGACATCCCAAGTTAGTTTATAGTAGTAGTTAGAATCCTTTCTTGAACAGGTGGGCTGTCGCTAGGGCCAAAACTGTCTCGCAGTTGGCCTTTGACCCACCCTCTAAATATGAGTAGCGACCCCCCCCAATCAAGAGGAGACCCCCCCTATGGCGAGAAAACAGGAAATTAAGGTATATTTACCGGAAAGATTAGTTGGAGAATTAGAAGGACGAAAGAGGTTGGGTACTCGAAGTAAATTCATTGAAAACGCAATAAATAATTACTTGAGAAAGCAAGAAAATTTCAGCCCTTACAATCTCACTTTGATACACATTCTTTGTGTTGCTAGAGACAAATTTGGCGAAGAAGGATTGACTACTTTCAAGAACATTATTCAAGCAATGATCGAGGAGTTGAACAGATAATGCCAGTAAAAATACAGAAAACTATGACTAGACATATGGTAGATTTGTTTGCCGGATTTGGAGGTGCATCTGAAGCTATGTTGGGGCATTGGGAATTGTTAAGATTTGATAACAACCCCTTACTAGCAAGTGTTCCACGTATGATAATTCAAGATATTAAAACTATCAAGCATCAATTAATTGCTCATCGTGACCCAATGAAAAAAATCGATTTGATTTGGGCATCTCCGCCCTGCAGGGAATTTTCTAATGCTTACAGTTCTCCAAAATCAATATGGGGCAGAGAGTATGGTTTGGATTCTTATGAACCTGATATGTCGCACTTGGAAAGCGCAATGGAAATTATCAATATTGCTAAACCTAAGTATTGGGTAATTGAGAACGTGGTAGGTTCTATCAGATATTTTGAAGAATACTTGGGCGCACCTAGACAAATAATTGGCCCATATGTTTTGTGGGGTAATTTTCCTCTTCTTGATGTAAAAAAAACAGACCTGGAAACTAAGAATTCAAAAGATGTGCATTCTTCAAATCCGCTTCGTTCAAATTACAAAGCAAAAGTTGATTTCTCAATAAGCAAAGCATTGAAAGAAGCAATAGAAAATCAAAAATCGATCCTGGAATTCTAAAGCATCAATGTGTTTCCATTGTCTGCAAATTTCAAAGGTGGCGGATATTGTCGGATTGCTCCGGCTGTAACGCCTCCAACATCCATTAGAGTTATCCATTCAGGCAGATTCAACGCAGGGTCGCCAAATGCTGTATCAAATCCGACCATTCCGGTAGCATCACTGTATGCAGTTTGTAGGGCCGCTCTGGTTGTCATTTCTTGATTTGCATTACTAGCCACTCTGTTGAAATATCTTAGAGCTGTAGTTCCACTTATCATTAATTCAGGCCTAATGCCACCATATCGCCACATAGGGAACACATAACCTGCCACGTTTGCCGGGTCATATACTACCGCTGTTGATGTCAATAGTCTGCATTGCGAATCTAAAAATTCTTTATATTGTCCCATCGATACAGTTGTACCACTTGATTTGATTTGATTTACTCTTAAAAACAAACTGAATTTTGTATCAATTACTTCATCAGGAGAACCCCAATACAATATAGTGATGTATAAGTGAGGGCTGTACCATTTAGTGGTCGGTGTAGTTGCTAGTTGTGCAGATGGAAATTGACTCTTAAAAAAACTAGGAATTGCCTGTCCTTCGCCTGAAAAAAAGGATATTTCTGTTTCTTTATACAATACTAATTCATCGCCTGACATGGGCCCTGCGTTTGGAAATAATATAGCTCCATCATTTAGTGTTAAATCTTCAGTCGTACGAATAATAGGATAAGGTGATACATACAATTGGTACGCTTTAGGAGGTGCGCCAAAGACACTAGATAATGCTAAGTTATCGTTTGTAACATCTACTGAAAGAATCTCGTTCCTAAAACCTTCTTTTAGGTTAATGCACCTGGTCATGTAACCGATTCCATCTGCAGTTAATGTAATGGGACCTTGAATAGTATCTCTGATTTCATTAGTTGCCACGTTGTGACCTCCTGTATGCTCTGCCCATTTTCTTTAGGTCTAATTTTCCATTTTTGAACTTGATTTGGTTTTTCTTGACCTTAATATATCGTTGCCATTTGCTTAACTTGCGTTTTGGCTTGGCCACGATCTTGTCAGCCATTACAACTGTGCCAGCCATTTCATAATCGGTTGGAATTACTGGCTTGATGCATTCGCCTTCTTTTATGAAAACCTGGAAAGTAGGCTCTCTACCTTGTAACATTGCTGAATACTGATATGCTGGAATTGCTATCATATCAACAGGAACAATTCGCTCACCATCTGCAAGCACGAAGCCGAGAAGCCCGCCTGCAACAGCACCTCCAACAGCGCCCATAGGGCCAAGAGCCGAACCAAGCGCCGCACCTTCGGCCGCTCCGAGAGCCGCTTGAGCATACGGATTAGAAACGGCTTCTTCTGCCAATCTAGCTCCTCCAGCTACACCCGCTCCTTTTGCGAACTTAGTACGACTAAAATTCTTCAACGCTTCCTTACCGATTTTCCCTTTAACCAAGTCAAAGCCCCCCTCAGAGGTCTTGCGCTTGGCTTAGGATTTCGTTCATACGCTCGGTGGTGATTTTGATAGGTTCAGCTATTAGCATAATATCAACCTCTAGGGTATCATCTGATTGACGAATCCAGTTGTCTACTGCAACACCAATTAGTAAATCAGATACAACAGTATATCCTTCGGGATGCAAGTCATTTGGACCATACCAATCGTCCCAAACTAAGATAGATGGGGCAGATGGGTCAGGAGAAGCTCCTACAACGGAAAACTTCTCAAGAACACAAAGAACATCAGGAGAAGCAATACCAACTTCTGAAGCGTTTTCATATGCACGAGTAGTAGCATAAAGTTTCATTGCAGCGACAGAGCCATTTACTCCAGATGCACTGAAGAAATCTGCAACCGGACTTAGTGCTCCAGTGTTTGCAAGACCTGTTGGTTCTCTAACTTGAAATCTAATCTCTTTTATTGCCAATCCTTCACGAGAAACGGGGTTAACATATGAAGATAAATCTATTCTTCCGTAGAGAGTAGTTCTATTTCCAGAACCATCTAATTCAAATTGCATTCTGTCCCGAAGGATTACATCGCCAGCATTCTTTGCCATAAGATGGGACATCCCAAGTTAGTTTATAGTAGTAGTTAGAATCCTTTCTTGAACAGGTGGGCTGTCGCTAGGGCCAAAACTGTCTCGCAGTTGGCCTTTGACCCACCCTCTAAATATG